AAAGCGGGGATTAATTAAAATGGCAGGCATGATTAAAAATATATTTGGTTTAGATACACAGGATGTATTAAAAAAACGAGCTGAAAGGAATAGATTACTATCAGCACAAAGAATTAAACAAGGTGACATAGACCCTACGGTAGCTACATTAGGTCAACAGTTTGGTGATATGTTAGGGCGTGGCTTAATGAAAAAGCTAGGGTATGAAGACCCTGAAATGTCTAAGGCAAAAGAAAATGAAGCTTTACAAAAAGAGTTACAGGAAGATTTAGCAAAGCTTGATAAGAATAGTTCAGATTATTACAATAGAATAGCGGAAGCATTTTTAACTAATAACGATTATCAAAGAGGGGCAGCAATGCTTGGTATAGCTCAATCTATTGATGCTAGAAATCTTAAAAAAGAAAAAGAAATAAAAGCAAAAGAAAAAGAAGATAGAGGTAAACCTTTTGTTCCTTCGATAGCAACTCAAGCACAAAATGATTTATATTCTAAATATATAAGTGATTCAGATTTTTCAGGTATAAATAATGAAAATGAACTTATAACTAGAATACATAATGATTTAGAAATTTATAAAGACAAGTGGAAAAAGAAACAGAAGAAAGAGGGGCGTGAAGATACTTGGGGAGGTGATAAAGATGCTGTATTAGCAATTCTTAACCAGTATAAAAATAGTGGTTTAATAGAAAAAGATAGTGATTTGATAGACGGTATGAATATACCTTTTACAAATAAGTGGGAATTTAAAAAATAAGGAGACTAAATGGCAGATTTAAATTTAATTAATGAAATAATATCTAGCCCTATTAAAGATAGTGAAACTAATGATGTAGATAAAAAATCTACAAGTTCTGTTGACCTTAGTATTCTTAATTCAGTTTTTAAAGAATCTAGCCCTAATCAACTAGAAAAACTAAAAAAAGAAAAAGAAAGGAAGGAAGCTCTAGACGAAATAAGTGCTTTTAAAAAGTTTAACTACGGTTTAGATAGTACTAATAATATTCTTACTAATTCTTCTTTGTATTTAGAAAGTAAATTTCCTATGGGTACTCTTGGTAGGCACGGTACATTTTATACATCCCCTGATGAATTATATGGGGAGGGTTTTACTGACTTACCGGAAGATAAAAGACGTGAAGTTTTAATTAAGCATAGACAAAAAGAATTAAAACAAGAATATCCAATTATGTCTGCACTAAGTAAAGAGGGAAGTATTGGCTTTGCAGAAACTCTAGGTTCAATTTCAAAAATATTTGTTGACCCCACTATACTTCTTCCTATTGGGCAGACAGTAAAAGCGGGTATTGCTACTAGTGCAGTTATAGGTGGTTTATTTTCTGTTACAGAAGATTTAGCTACAGTTGATGCTGAAATTAATAAAGAAAAATTAGCTTTATATACAGCATTTAGTGGAGTAGCTGGTGGTGTTATTAATAAAAGTTTAAATTTGTTAAGGGGTAGGAAAATAAAAAAAGAAGAAATACAAGATGCTAATTTAAAAATGGAATTTATTAATGATGCAGTATCTTTAGCTAAATCTAAAAATGTAGCTGCAAAAGATATACCTAATTTTGTACAAAAAGAATTAGGAATGTCTGCGGAAGATTTAACAAAAACAATTAATAATACATCTGTACCTTTAAAAAATTTAACATTGCCTCAAGCAAGGGTAGAGCAAGAATTACTTAAAATACATAATAAAGGTTCTCAAGGTAAAGTAAGTTTATTTACTGATGAGATAATTGGTAACATATCTACAAGAATAAAAAATGTTGCACCAAGAATATTTGGTAGATTAAGAAAACATGAGTTTAATGTGTCTACAAAAACACACAGTGAATTACAATTAATTAAAAATTTTACTAGAGCAATTAATAGAGAAAATAAAAAAACTCGTAAATTAATAGGTATGCATTTAAATAATGGTAATTATGGTAGCGTAGTAAAAATATTAAAACCTAAAAACCCTAATATTCAAAAAGATATAATTAATGTTAAAAATTTATTAAATAAAAAACAAAAAGATTTATCAAATGCAGGTTACGAGATAAACGTAGTTGCTAATTATTTTCCTAGAAAAGTAAAAGATTTAGACGGTTTAAAAAAATCTTTAAATATAGAACAAAGGGGTGTGATAAACAATGCCTTGTATAATAGGGCAAGAGAATTAGGATTAAAATCAGCAAAAGATTTACCAGATGATGAAGTAGTAGATATTCTTAATAAATCAATTCGAGGTTTTAATCGTCAAGTAGATGGTGCAGGTGTGGGTTTTACTAAGTCAAGAAAAATAGACACAGTCACAGAAGACATGATGAAATTTTATGATGAACCTTCTGTAGCTTTAACAAATTATATTAGACAATCAGTTAATGATATTGAACGTAGAACATTTTTAGGTAGAGTTAGTAAAGATAAAAAAATTAAACCTTATGATGAAAATATTGAAGAATCAGTAGGGAATTATATTAATCAAGAATTAAAAGCTGGTAATATTAAAATAAATGATGTTGATGGAGTAGCAAATCTATTAACTACTAGATTTGGTATGGGAGAAAAATCACCCAATAAAGTTCTTAAATATGTTAGGGATATAGGTTATGGTGTTACTTTGGGTAATCCATTATCTGCAGGGATTCAATTAGGTGATATTGGAGTTTCTGCTTGGATTCAAGGTAATAGAAATACTATAGCTGCTTTATTTGGTAAAGCTAAAGTGTCTATGAAAGAACTAGGTTTAGATGACATAATGTCACACGAGTTAAATAATGCCATAGATACTTCAAGAATATTAGGTGGGGTATTAAAATATTCTGGGTTTAGAATGGCAGATAGATACGGTAAAAATGTTTTATTGAAGGCTGGTTATAAAAAAGCTACAAAAGCAGTGCAGTCTGAAGCAGGTACTAAAGCTTTAGCAAAAAAATATAAAGAAGTATTTGGAGATGATGAATTTAATATGTTAGTGGCTGAGTTAAAAAATGGTGAAATAACAGATAGGGTTAAATTTTATTTATGGAATGAGCTATCAGATGCACAGCCTATATCAATGTCTGAAATGCCACAAGCATATTTAAATGCTCCTAATGGTCGTATATTTTATGCCCTTAAATCTTTTACAATAAAACAAATAGATTTACTTCGTAAAAATGTTATACAAGAATACAAAGCAGGTAACAAATTAAAAGCAGGTAGAAATCTTGCAGGTTATATGGTTTTAGTAGGTGGCATGAATGGTACAATTAAAGAAACTAAAGATTGGGTTATGGGTAAGGGTTTTAATGTTGAAGATATACCAGACAATTCTATAAATCATTTATGGTCAGTTATGTTTGCAAGTCAATATATACAGGAAAGATATTTATCACAAGGAGATATTGAAGGAGCTATAGTTAACACTGTAACACCCCCTTTAAGTTTACTTACAGACATAGGTAAAGATATTCATAATTTAGCTACAGAAGGTGATGTTTTACCAGAAAAAACTATTAAAAATTTACCTGTATTTGGTAAACTATGGTATAACTTTTTTGGTGGTGGGTTAGAAAATGCATTAAAAAGACAAAAAAGTGAAAGAAGAAATGATTGATAAATTTATATTTTTATTACTAGCAACCATGGTAGCTGTCATAACAACTGTAAACAGTTATGCAGCAGATAATACATCTACCGTTAATTATAAAAATCAACCAGTACCAAGTGCGATATCCGCTGGAGTTCAAAGTTACTCGCAGATGATATGTTCTTTTCCCGTAGTAGGGGCTGTACAAACTTCAGTAGTTGGTTTTAGTACAGGAACAACTTTTACGGATTGGAACTGTGAACGTAGAATGTTATCAAATTCTCTTAGTAAAGCTGGACTTAAAGTTGCCAGTATAAGTGTATTGTGTGCTGGGAGCAAAGCAGTGTGGTCAGCCATGTTACATAGTGGTACACCTTGCAGTATCTGGAATGGGAAGAAAGCACTAATTGGCAAGGAAGCTATTAAGCATTATAAAATGATGGGGTATATAAATGAATACGGGCAAATATTACGTTATCCTGACTATCTCGGTGTTAATGGGGTTGTTTCTAATTTTAGCAACTCAAACAGTCAGAGCAACGGAAACATCAAATCTCCTAAATAACGGTTCATTTAATAACCAAACTGAGGGGTGGGAGTTAGATGGTACTGCTACTTATGATGGCAAAAATTATGGAGATTTAAATCAGTCAGTTAGATTTAGTGGTGTTGAGGGTGGCTCTATATCACAAGAGATTAATTTAAATAATATTAATACAGAACAGAAGATTATAAATAAAGCTCATGGAAGTATTTTATCCATTGGTTGTAATAATGAAGCGGCTGGAACTTGGTGTTCAGAAACAGGCACAGTAGTTAATTTAGATACAGTTAAAACAACTATTGTCTTTGATGATGGCACTCAAACAGAAACTTTAAATTATAATTTTACCAGTGATTATAATGATGGTGTTATTACTTCCACTTTCGATATTGAATTAGAAAAAGAATTTAATATAAATAACACAACAGTAAGTGTAAATGTCTATGGTAACGATTCTGGGGATTGGGCGGGACAATTTGGCTCTATCATTGACGATTTAAGCCTTACTTTAACACTAGCTGACCTAGTAGTAGCCCAGCCCATAGAAGTCCCTGATATAGTCCAAATAGAAGTACCTATAGCTATTGTTGCCCCAGAGGTGGTAGAAATTGTACAAATTGGGTCATTAGATGCTACATCCATAGCGGATACTATATCAACTGGGGTAATTGATATTAATCCACCCCAAGAAAATATATTAGTAGTAGATGTACCTGTTTTAGATATGCAAATGGATATAGCAGATGCTAATCATAACCATGAAATGCCTGTACAACAGATAGAAGAGGTAATTGATTTACCTAGTATTGAAATTGAACCAGTTGTAGAACCTGAACCAGAGACTTTGCAGGAAATTAGAAGTGAGGAAGTACCTTCTGAGATAGAAGAAACTACTATGGAAGAAGATTTAGAAATAGAAGTTAAACAACAATCGGAAAAAACCAAAGGAGAAAGTAATGAATTACAAAAAGAAACCAGTAAAGAAGATGAAAGTAAACAAGAAAAAGAAGAAGAAAAACAAAGGGTACACAAAGAAAAGAATGTACTAGATAAACCAGTATCAGATGTAGAGGTACAAACTGTTGATGTACCTACCATAATATCTTTTAATAAAGCATATTTTGAAAACACATACAAAGATACGATAGACCTAACAACAACGGAGATAGATTTTTATGACAAACAAGACGGATTCAACAATCAAGATTACGCCCAAGCTAATTCTGATTTTTTTAATATCAGTAGCAGCTCCAATGGGGAGTGGGGTGTGGCTAATAGCAGACCTGTCATCACGCTTGAGCAGTTTAGAAGATAGCGTTGCTAGTATTCCTAGTGGAGATAACTCAGCTATTGTTGAAAGAATAACTGCTGTAGAAATAAATGCAACTAACAACAAAACATTTATTGATAAAATTGATGCAGATATAGATAAAATCGTTGAGCATGTTGATAAGAGCTTTGAGAAAATAAGTTCAACAATTAACTCCAACCCTCTTTCATTGGGTAATTAATATGAATAAAAAACTTTTATTACTATTAATAACTGGAATATGTATTTTAATTTGGTTAGTAAATAACTTTTCATCTAGGTTAAATAGTTTAGAAGAACGAGTATTATTAAATAATAATATGATTGGAGAAGTATATAATATATTACAAAAACAAGATACAATGGTTGGAGATATAGAAGATAATTTAGCTAGTTGGATAGAAAGAGAACTAGGTAAAATACATTTAAGACTTAACAAGCTACCAATGGAAAATTAATATGAAGAACGTAAAACATTACACAAGAGATGGTAAAGTACATAAGGGTGGTACTCACAAAATGCCTAATGGAAATTTACACTCCGGAGCTAAACACTCAAAAACTAGTAAAAGGCTTTATCACTTAAAAGATTTGTCAAAGACAGTACAAGCAAAATTAAAAAATAAGAAAAAATAAAAGGTGGTGCGAGGAAAGACACCACCGATTACTTTGGGGATTAACCTTCACATGCTACACATTCACCACTACTACCTCTTACTCCAGCCTCACTTCTTAAATAGTATAATGACTTTATATATTTGTCTTTAAAAGCTAGTTTATGCACCCTAGATATTTCTTCTTCAGGGGTGTCAGAGGGGAAGAATAAGTTTAAGGACTGTGCCTGGCATATACTTCTTTGTCTTGCACTAGCTAGTCTAACTAACACTTCCTGATTAATCTCAAAGCTAGTTTTAAATATAGTTTTTTCTTCATCCGTAAGCCAATCAACTAACTGTACTGAACCATTATCCTTAATGATTTGGTTAATAGTATCGTCATTGTATATATCTTTAGACTTCATTAACTCTACCAGTACAGGGTTGATGCGGTTTATCTCACCAGCAGGGCTTCCTTGTACGAATACGTTTTTATAAACTGGTTCGATTCCTTGTGATACACTACCACAAACTAATGCACTAGAACTATTAGGGGCTATAGCTAGTAGGTGAGTATTACGGACTCCATGCCCTTTACACCATTTAGGTTCACCCTTAGTCTTAGCTAACATCTGAGTAGCTTTTACAGCGTCTTTCTTTATACCCTTAAAGATATTCATATTTAAAGTATGAGCTTCTAGAGATTCAATGTCAATCATATTTTGTTGTAGGTAAGTGTGGAATCCTAGTGTTCCTAGCCCCAATGCCCTACCTGATTCAGTAAACCTAACTGCACTTTCTAAACCTTTTATAGCTTTACCCATCTGTATAAATTCTTCTGCAACACAATCTAAGAATACAATAGAATCATGTACTGCATCTGTATCTTTCCACTCATCATACTTAGCTAAATTCATAGACGATAATACACAAGTAAAGGTATGAAACTCATCCGAGTGTAAAGTTATTTCAGTACATAGATTACTAGCTTTAACTTTTAATCCATGCTCTGCATACATAGGTGGGTTTTGTTCATTCATCTTATCAATAAAAACAAAGTAACCTTTACCGGTTAACATCTTAACCTTCATAGCTTTCTGATAACGAGACATAGCATCTTCATCTTTACTGTCTAATCTAGTAATAAAATCTTCAGTCACTAACCAACCTATATTACAATCATCAGGGTGGTTAATAACATGGTCAGCTATCTCCCAGAAATCACCATGCTCCATTTCTAAGTAACCCGCCCATGCACCTCTTCTAGTATTACCTTGTGATACATCACGAGATAACTGTACAAAGTCTTTGAGTACGGGAAGTATACCACTTGCCACTCCTCCAGCGGAAATTGGCATACCTCTCTCACGTATCTCACCAAGATAACTTGAAGTACCAAAACCATTCTTACTAAGAACTGCTGTTTCTTTTTGTGAATCATAAAAGTCATAGACATTATCACCCACATAATTACCACTGCAAGATACAGGGCAACCTTTTTTAGACCCCATGTTAGCTAGCACAGGGGTAGAGCAGGCAAGCCATCCGTTCCACATAAGATTAAAGAATACTTTTCTGTAGTGTTCTTCTTCGCTTCCCATATGACTTGCTGCCGCAGTTGAGATTCTTTTATAAATAGAATATAAATCAGGATATTCAGGGCTAGTATATTTATCTTTTAATATTTGCCAGGAAGGGGTAGTAACCCATAGGGGTAGCTTACCTTCTGCTTGTAACTTCTTACGTTCATCTCCTAGTTCATCATAAATTGATTTATGTTTTTGTACCATTCTTAAATGCCTCAAATGTTTCTGGGTCAAATAGTTTCTTTATAGGTAACAACCACATCTTAGATGCATTGTTATCACCACCCATAACTGACTTCTTCCCCTTCATTGTTCTTATTATTTTCTTTAAACTCTTTGTTTCAAATACTAAAGTACAGAATATATTATCATCAATACATAAATTATGAAACCAGTAATCAGATTCAGTAGCATTAATACCGGATGGTTTCTTCCAACATTCATACTCAATACAAATGTTACCTGTCTTCATCCACATACCACGTTCACTTTTAACTTCTATCTTTTTATCTTGCAGCATAGATGCTACTTGTTCTTCTTTAACTTCCCCGTATGCTAAATCAATATCAAACTTTTTCCTATCTTCCTTTTTAGGTTTTGTATTATCTACCATGCGAACTTACCCTCCACCCAATCTCTTGAGTAATTGTTTCCTTGCTTTGCAAAGAAGTCGTGTAAAGAACCACTGTTAATATTTTTATAAAACCAACTACTAATAGGGTCATACTCTACATTGTACATAGGTTTTATATCTAATTGCGATAGACAAATATTTAATCTTGATTGTATAAAGTTTTTCATTTGTTTGGCAGTAATTCCTTTGATATCCCCTTGTTCAAATATCATATCTATTATTCTACATTCATGTTCGTATATTTGTTCACAAGTCTTTTTAATTTTTACTACAAGTTTTTGATAGTCTTTATCACTAACATTCATTTCTTCCTTTAACTCTCTGTGTAACCAAGCCCCGGCTTCGCTGTGTAAGTTCTCATCTCTAACTGAGAAGTTAATACCGGCTGTCATATTCATTAATTTGTTTTTACCTTCCGCTTGGAAATGTTTTAAGAAAGCAAAGTTACTGTACAATATTGCACCTTCAGCAATACTACCAATAGCAGTAATATACAATGGGTCTTTATCTTTAAACTGTCTACCTATCCAATCCATTCTATCCTTTAGTGTTTTATCTTTAGCATATCCAGAATAAAAATTATCTGTATCTATTCCTAATACTTCATTTATCTTACGATAAAATTTAGCGTGTACTGCTAACTCAACCGTTGCAAAACTACTACTCATAGCTTGTACTTCGTGCCTGGGGAAAGTATCCCTAATAAAACCGCCCCAATAATTCTCACCTACTTCTAACTCATACATAGTAAAAAGTTTTAGGACAGTAGTAACACCATGTAATTCCTGAGGTGTTAGTTTAGTTTTTAAATCGTGCAGGTCTTTTTCCATTTCTATTTCGTGGGGTGTCCAAAAAATATCTTGTTGTTGCTTAGTAAATATATCAGCTTCTTTGTATTCTGTTACATAGTTGTTATCATTAATTAATAAACTCATCTTATTCTCCCCTTAAATCTTTTTTAATTTGACTTATTTTTATTTCTATCTTGTCTTCAAACCTTTCCACTAAATCTTCTGAACTTATTTCTAGTACTTCCATAAGAGTAATTTCATCTATATCTCTTAGTTTTATACATAGTTCTTCAAATGTCATTCCAAATTTTTGTTTTTCTTGACCATGTTTGTAATCAAGGAAGTTTAATATATCACCCATCACTTACCTCTTAAATGTTCCTGTCTGTATTTGTATTTATCTTCTTCATTCAATGACATATATTTTTTTAGTTTATCACATTCTTTAACTGTAAAGAAAGCGAACTCTTCCTTAAAACACCATTGACCCATATTTAATTTACTACCTTTCCTAACTTTTTTAAAGGGGTCGGATAAAATAAATATTAGTTCTTTGTCGGGGTAGTGTTTCTTAACTGATTTATACTTAAGTGTATCTCCTGCCCTAAAAAAACCTTTACATTCTATCAGTACGTTACCTTTAACAAAATCA